GAAAGGAGGCTATTATATGGCAATTCCAATTGGGTCTAGGCTTAAAAAAGCTTGGAATGCATTCCTAAATAAAGAGCAGGAAGATGCCTCCTACGAGTATAAGGATTATGGGTCTTCATATTTTTATAGGCCCGATAGATTCAGACTCGGTTATAGACATGAAAGAACCATAATCAACGCAGTTATTAATAGAATAGCTTTAGACTGCGCATCAATTGACATTAAGCATGTAAAATTGGACGAGAATGGCCGATATTTAGAAGATGTCGATTCTGGTCTTAATAAATGCCTTAGTGTTGAAGCAAATTTAGATCAGACGGGCAGAGCATTCCGAAATGACATATTCTTGTCACTACTCGATAAAGGAACGATATGCATTGTTCCATTCGAAACAGATAAGGATCCTAATTTTTATGATGAGTACGACATATTAGGAATGCGCGTTGGGCAGATAATCGAATGGTATCCAGAGCATGTGAAAGTACGGCTATACGACCAAAGAGACGGGCAGAAAAAAGAAATACAGCTCCCGAAACGGAACGTAGCAATAGTTGAAAATCCATTCTATGCTACCATGAACGATGAAAATTCAACGCTTCAGCGTCTGGTAAGAAAATTGAATTTGCTTGACGTAATTGATGAGCAGAGTGGTTCTGGCAAATTGGATTTAATTATTCAATTGCCGTATGTTGTTAAAAGTGAAAAGAGGCAAAAAGAAGCTGAGAACAGACGAGACGGAATTGCTGCTCAGCTTAAAGATTCTCAATATGGGATCGCGTATATAGACGGAACTGAAAAAATTACTCAGCTTAATAGACCAGTAGAGAACAATTTGTTAAAACAAATTGAATATTTGACGAATTTAATGTTCAGTCAGTTAGGTCTTACTGAAGAAATACTTAATGGAAGTGCTTCTCCATCTGTTATGCAAAATTATTTTTCAAGAATAGTGGAACATATTGTTGCAGCTCCGGTTGATGAATTCAATAGAAAATTTCTATCGGATGAGAGCCGAAATAATAAAGAAGCTGTTAAGTATTTTAGAGATCCGTTTAAGCTCATCCCGGTTGAAAATGTCGCAGAGATCGCCGATAAATTTACTCGTAATGAGATAATGACCTCTAACGAGATTAGGCAAATTGTCGGAATGAAACCGTCTCGAGATCCTGAGGCAGACAAATTAAGAAATAAGAATCTGAGCAAACCAGCTGGAGAAGATACATCCGTTCCAGAAGAAGATTTAGATTCTAGAATTTCAAAATTAATTAAGAAGAAAGGCGCAGATCAAAATGGCTAAGAAAAGTTATGATTTCTGTGGCTGGGCAACCAAAAACGACATTAAGTGCTCTGATGGTCGTGTTATTAGACATGATGCTTTTAAACGAAATGACGGAATGATTGTCCCGCTGGTGTGGAATCACAAGCATGACGACCCGTTTAATGTTCTTGGCCATGCTCTTCTTGAAAATCGCGACAAGGGCGTTTTCGCCTATTGCACTTTCAATGAGACAGAGCAGGGCGTTAATGCTAAATCCCTTGTTCAGCATGGGGACATTTGTGCGTTGTCGATCTATGCTAATCAGTTGAAGCAAAATGGTTCGGATGTAATCCATGGAAACATCCGGGAAGTTAGTTTAGTTCTTGCAGGTGCTAACCCCGGAGCGACAATCGAGGACGTAATTGTGCACAGTGACGAAGAATCCGATGGTGCGATGTATGTAATCTGCGAGCTCGATGAGGATATGCTCCATTCTGATGAAGAACAAGAAGAGGAGATTTTTATGGCTAAAAACAAGGTTAATAACGAAAATGAAACCGAAGAAATTGAACATTCTGAAGAAAAAGACGAAAAGACCGTTCAGGATGTTATCGATTCTATGAACGAAGAGCAGAAGAAAGTTCTTTACGCTCTTGTTGGTGCAGCTCTTGAAGAAAGTAAAGTAGAAGATGATGAGGAGGATGCTCAGATGAAGCATAATGTTTTTGATAATGACACTCGTGAAGAGAATGTTCTGTCCCATTCCGATATGGAAGGCATTCTTAAGAACGCAAAGCGCATGGGCAGCTTGAAGGCAGCTGTCGAAGATTTCGGTATCGATAAGATCGAGCATGCTAATTACGGCACCGATAATCCCTACGGTATCATGCCAAAGTACCGTGATGATGAAAGCTATGGCATTGATGCGCTGTTCCCGGATGCTAAGAATTATTTCAACACTCCGCAGTGGGTTTCCCGTAATATGGACTGGGTTTCCAAGTTCATGAACAACACCAGCCATACCCCGTTTGCTCGGGTTAAGACGATGTTCGCTGATATTACCGAAGATGAAGCTCGCGCTCGCGGTTATTTTAAGGGAAATCTTAAGAAGGAAGAAGTTTTTTCGCTGCTTAAGCGTACGACTGATCCCCAGACTGTCTATAAGAAGCAGAAGCTCGATCGCGATGACGTTGTAGATATCGTTGACTTTGACGTTGTTGCATGGATCAAGGCTGAAATGCGTGTAATGCTCAATGAGGAAATTGCTCGTGCTGCTCTGATTGGTGACGGTCGCGTTTCCGGTACCGATGGCAAGATCGATGAAACGCATATTCGTCCTATTTGGAGTGATAGCAACTTCTTCACGATTAAGGCGGCGGTTGAATTTAATGACGATCCTGATAAACTGGCTAAGAACATCATTCGCTCCGCAATTAAGGCCCGCAAGAATTATAAGGGTTCCGGCAACCCAATTATGTTCACCACCGAAGATTATCTTACCGATATGCTTCTGATGGAAGACACCACGGGTCGTCGTCTTTACAAGGACAAGGCAGAACTGGCAACTGCGCTTCGTGTCTCGGACATCGTCACTGTCGAAGTAATGGAGAATCAGCGTTATGATACTGCCTCGGGGTCGCGTACTTTGGCAGCCATCATTGTTAATCCGAGAGATTATAACTTCGGCGCAGATAAGGGTGGTGCAGTGTCGCTGTTCGATGATTTCGATATTGACTACAACCAGATGAAGTACCTTATCGAAACTCGTTGCTCCGGAGCTCTTGTTCGTCCGTATTCCGCTATTGCTCTTGAGATCGTTGTTAATACACCCAGTACCTGATAACATAACAAAACAAAATCAAAATGGCTAAATATTACGGATCAGTTGGCTATGAAGAAACGGTCGAGAAAGAGCCAGGCATTTTTGTCGAAGAGATAATGTCTAGAGAATATTACGGCGACGTTGTTCGAAATAATCGAAAGCTTGAAAATTCTGGCGAGATTAATGACAGCATCAACGTAGGCAATAAGATCAGCATAGTCGCTGATCCGTATGCTATACAAAATTTCTGGAAAATCCGATATGCAACTTTTATGGGACAGAAATGGAAAGTAAAAGATGTTGATGTGGAATTTCCAAGATTAATTTTGACTCTAGGAGGTCTCTATAATGGCTGATCAACTACCGAATATTATTAGAGATCGATCTGAACTCCAAGATATTCTAGAAAATATTTTCAGAATATTTATGGAAAAAGATGGAAAACAGCATGTATATTATCAGCCAGGTGCTAATGTCACTTTAAATTATCCTTGTGCGGTGTATAAAAGAGACAGTAACCAATCTACTAGAGCTGATAATAGAATTTATTCTAATAATTGGTCATATCAAGTAATAATTATCGATAAGGATCCGATTAGTTCTAGAATTAATGCTGAAGGAACAAAAACAATAATCGATGCAATGTCAGAGCTTCCAAAATGCTCTTACATTCGTCATTACGTTGCTGATAATCTGAATCACGACGTATTTAAAATTTATTACAGATAAAAAATATGGAGGATTAAAAATATGCCTGAATATGCTGCTCTTACTTGGGATGAACCCGGTAGCAAATTGTATGAAACTGGTGTAGACCACGGTGTTCTTTATCCGATGGGCGAGTCTGGTTATGGCACTGGCGTAGCATGGAATGGTCTTACGACTGTCACCGAAACGCCGTCCGGCGCAGAAGCAACCAAGCTTTACGCGGACAACATTAAGTATCTTGAAATCCGTTCTGCTGAAGAATTTGGCGGCACGATCGAAGCGTATACATACCCCGATGAATGGGCAGAGTGCGATGGTTCTGCGAATATTGCCCCCGGCATAATTGCTGGTCAGCAGGAAAGAAAGGTCTTTGGTCTTTGCTATCGCACTATTCTCGGTAATGATATCGACCTGGATAAGCATGGATATAAGCTTCACATTGTTTATGGTTGCACCGCTTCTCCTTCGGAACGTTCTTATGCTACTGTCAATGATAGTCCGGAAGCTATTACTTTCTCTTGGGAATTCAGCTCGGTTCCGGTTCCTCTGGCGGATCATAAGCCGGTTTCGTGCCTGACCATTGATTCTACGAAGACCGATGACACTAAGCTTAAGACTTTGGAAGCGATTCTTTATGGCTCCACTACTGCAGCCGCTCGTTTGCCTCTTCCGGCGGAAGTTATTTCGACGCTCACAGGAAAATAACCTATTCAGATGTATTCTAAATGATGAGAAAGGGCGTAATCAGTTAGGCTGGCGCCCCCACTTTTTAATAATTAGCGAAAAAAGAAAGGAGAACAAAAATAATGTTCAAGAAAACTGTTAAGTATACCGATTACAATGATGTAGAAAGAGAAGAAACCTTCTTCTTTAATCTCACTAAAGCCGAAGTTCTTGAAATGGAACTCAGCACGACTGGCGGTTTGTCTGCGATGATCAAAGGCGTTATCGACGCAAAAGATACTCCGCAGCTTATTAAGATCTTTAAGGAACTCGTTCTTAAAGCTTATGGCGAAAAGAGTCCCGACGGTCGTAGATTTATTAAGACTCCGGAAATTGCAGAAGCCTTTTCCCAGACTGAAGCATATTCCGAGATTTTTATGGAGTTGGCGACAGATGATAAGGCCGCTTCTGCTTTTGTAGAAGGTATTACTCCTAAGGGTCTTGAAGGTTATTCTGCAGATAAGTAAATTCTGCATTAGAGAGGAATGATAGGAATGCTTCAGATTACAATACCTAAACAGGATGGATGGGATGAGGCTAAAGAAGAATTTGTGTATTTTCCGGAAACCACACTTATTCTGGAGCATTCCCTTATCTCCATAT